GGGATTAAGTGCAGTGCTCGCCAGAATGGAAGCACAGCAAAAGGTAAACTCCGAAAGGCTCTTAGAGATACAAGCAAACCTTGCGAAGCAGGAGGCTAGGATAGAGACGCTAGAGAAGTTTAGGTACTGGCTGCTAGGTGCAGTGGGTGCTGGATCAGCGGGTGGAGCCGCTGCTTTAAGTAAATTATTTGGGGGAGAATAATGGCAAAGAGGTTTACCAGCATATCTGTTTCACCAACTGACGGAGGGAGGCTTATGTCGAGGGTCTCCGCCTCAGAGGCAGGCCTGCCTAACTACAAGGTTAAGAGGGACTTCCGAAGGGACTCGGACTACGAGATGAGGCGTGAAGGCTACGACTACTTTGGGGACCTAGGGTCCCTCTCAGTGGGCACTCAGCCATTCCCTGCTGGGGTTTCGTCAACTGACGAAATAACCTTGGTACACCTTTCTAGGTCCACCACAGGTAAGACTCAGGTTGTTGTTGGAACTAAGACAGCTCTGTATCTGTACAACGCTCTTGAGGGGGACTACGTTTCTGACCCGAACAGTGCCAACAATCCCTACTTCGATGTTGTTAACGTGGTCGGTGGCACTGAGCCGTACTTCGGAGATGTTGAGTGGAAACAGATAGGGAGCGGGTTTTCATCTTCCGGCAGGAGGTGGGAAGCTGTTAATGTAAGCGGCTACACTATATTCAATAACGGAGTAGACCTGCCTGTCCACTGGAGAGTGGGCCAGACATCCGTCACCCCTATGCACGAGTTGAGGGATCTGAGCATCGCCTCAGTTGGAACCATCGCAGCCTTCAATAATATACTTATGCTGGGTGATATTAGGGAGATCCCTACTGCTTCCCACACAGCTTGGATGAACGGGTCCACCCCTTACGGGATGTATAGCGAGGGGCTTGCTACGGACAAGTACCAGTACAGGCTACTGTGGTCTGTGCTGGACAAGCCCACCGAGTTTGGGGTTCCGGTCAGCGGCACAACAACAAGCAGCTCCACAACATTAACCTTGGACTTCCCGTCCGAGTCCTTTGTGGCTGGTGACGAGGTTGTTGTTCTTGGTGCTGCAGTGGCTGGCGGCAACCTATACACAACTATATCTTCTATAAGCGGAACAACAGTTGTGCTTTCCGATGCTGCCTCTACCGCCACCTCTTCGGCTATACTCCAAAAGCAGTCTGCAGTGGGCTCGATTACCGGGTTCGATGACCTTCAGGACGATGCCTCTGGTATTTTAAAGATGGGTGAGCTTATGGGGCAGCTGGTTATATACAAGGATACCAGTAACTTTTTGGCTAGGTACACTGGGGTTCCAACGAGCCCGTTCTCGTTTGCTAGGATTGGCTCCTCTGAGGGTAAGGGCATGTATTACAAGAACACCTTGGTAAACGTGGACGGTAAGTACCATGTGTATGCCGGAAGGAATGGGTTCTACAGGTTCGACCTCCAGAACAGGCAACCAAAAGAGCTGGCGGTAATGGATCTATGTAGCGACATATTCTTTGACAGCCCTGATGTAAACATAGGGAACTCTGACAAGATATTCTCATCATTCAACACCAACACTTCTGAGGTGTGGTTTATGTTCCCGTCATCAACTGATGACAAAGCTATCTGCTTGGACACTAGGTATCAAACAGTGTCAACGACCAGCATAGATGTGACTGCAGCTGCCTCGGTTAAAAGACCGACAATTAACATCCAGCCCGTAGAAACAGAGGATTGGTTCGTTATGGGGACTTCTGACGGCGTTCTTTTAACCTACGGCAAGGTGGATAAACCCCTGAGCTGGTGGTCTAACAAGGACGAAATATTCTACAGGAGGAAAAGCAAGACCGACACCGCGACTAAGACACCTTATTCCAGTGTATTATCCTCTGGTCTTGGGGATTTCGGAGACCAGTTCAACGAGAAGGATATCAGGTCTTACCTGCCAAACCTGTCCAGCAAGCAGGAGGGGCTGACCAATCTAGGGATTAGCGTCAGCATATTCTCTGCAAACACTCAGGCCACTCAGGAAAGTCTTAGCGTCGGGCCTGTATCTGTGGACGAACCAGAAGAGAACAGCATAGCACTGTTCGCTAGGGCTCATAACTTCAGGGACGAGATCACTGTGAGCGGCAAAGATAACCCTGTCAGGCTGGCAAGCAGGACCTATGAGGTGTCGAAGGTTGGTTCTAGGTCCGCGATCAGGAGGGATGATTAGTGTCTAAGTACTCTCAAAAAGCAGGTAGCACCACGGTCAACGCCTCAGGGGACATACCTGAGTTCCCGTCTAATGAGGAGGAGTACTTCGAGTGGTGGGAGGAAGTGAGGCTTGTGCTTAACAGGCAGAGGGATGAGCTGCAACAAGGTCAGGAATCATCCGTAAAAGACTTTGATTCCGCTATTGTGTGGAACCACACGCATGGGCTCGGAAGAAATCCGTTGGTTCAGGTTCTGGACGCAAACGGTGCGATTATAGCCCCCTCGTCTGGGGTAATGTCAGTGGAGCATGTAGACGCCAATACGATCAAGGTGACACATGCCTCAGCTGTTCAGGGCAAGATTATTTTGTATTAGACCAAGAAACCTAAATCCACTAAATTGAAGATATGGCAGCTACAGCCCCAACACTAACACTCAGGCTGGTAAAGACCGCACCGCTTACAGCGCAAGAGATGGACAACAACCTGTCCAACCTCAAGCAGTATTCCACTGATGTAGAGACTCAGATCCTAGATGGCACCAACGCCTTCAGTGCTAACGCTATCTCGGGGGACTCTATTGATGGCGGAACTATCTCTAACTTTGCGTCCACAGGCATTGATGACAACGCCACCGCCACGGCGATAACCTTGGATTCGTCCGGCAACGCATCGCTAGGCGGGGATGTTTCCGTGACAGGGGCCAGCACTCTTACGGGGGCTGTGTCAGCTCTTGCCGGGGTTACAGGCAATGTCACAGGCAATTTAACGGGTGATGTTACGGGGGATGTCACAGGCAACCTGACTGGTAATGCCACAGGCAATGTAACTGGCAATGTAACTGGTAATGTGACAGGGAACGTCACCGGAAACTCAACAGGTGACGTGCTTGCTGCTGATGGTGCCGCTATAATCACTAGCGGGGCCAACCTTGCAGCCTCGGCAATAGGCAACGGGGTCACTGCCACTACTCAAGCCCAAGGAAACGGGACAGATGCCGTGGCTACCTGCGCCTATGTTGACTCACTGCCCACAGTGCCAACTGGGTCAGTGACTGCCTTCGCTGGGGCTACCGCTCCTTCTGGGTGGGCGGTATGTGATGGGTCTGAGGTTGACGCTGCAGACACCGCCTTGGACACACTGCTTAATAGCACATTTGGAACCGGATCAAACGGCAGATCGTTGCTCCCTGATCTTCGTGGGCGGTTTGCTCTCGGTGTAGGTCAGGGCGACACAGCGGAGGGTGGCACTCAGGGCACAAGCAGGGCCTTGGGCGACAATACCGGAGGTGCGGAAACGCACACGCTTACCGTGAGTGAGCTTGCTGAACACACTCACACCCAAGTTGTTGACAGAAACACCGCAAACGACTTCGACACTACTGGCGGAAACAGCGGTGGGGTTCGTAACGCGAATAGCCAAACTACCGCAACTGGTGGTGACAGCCCTCACAATAACATGCCTCCATTCCTTGCACTGAATTACATTATCAAGAAATGAATTCTGCTCCTAGAGGCGCGTAATGAATCTCACTGAAAGCCAGATTGAAATACAGGACCGTATGGAAGTTATCTGCGAAGATAATGTGTATGCTCTACAGTTCTGGAGGGGGTTGTGTGACTCCGTTCTGACTTGGGACCACATACAAGATGATGACCCTGTTGATAAACGCACAGCATACAGAGCCTTTAACTTCCTGCTTGTGGAGGCTCCGTTAAATCCATTCTTTAATAAATACAAGGAATCCCTTATACCTGTAATCGTTAACGCTATATCCTCGTGGGAATACTCAAACGAGCAAGGGGCACCGAAGTACAAAGCATTTGATATTTATACAGAGACCGCCTGCACTATTGCCTTCCTGATAGGGGGCAAGGAGGCGGTTGACAAACATATACCAGAGTTTCGTCGGCTTGAGTGGCAGATCTGCCAAGAAGACGACGCAATAGACGGAGGTAAAAAGTAATGCCAAACCCAGTAGCAGCAGTTGTAGGAACAGTAGGTGGGTCAGTCCTTAGCGGGAGAGCCCAGCGAAAGGCTCAGTCGCGCCAGAACCAAGCAAACGAGGAGGCTTACGCCCGCCAGTTTGCTGATAACATGTTTGCTGACAGGGAAAATAGGTCCAACCCGTACACAACAGGGCTGAGGTCTTTTTACGAAAGCGTAATATCTCCAACAGAAGTATCCAACTATCTAGGCGGACTCGATCAAGAGTCACGGGATATATCGTCCCGTATTCAGGCACTGAACGTAGAAGCCTCTAGGATTGACCCAGAGGATAGGGACTCTCGCGGGGAGGTTGACCCGAGGTACTTTGCTATTCAGGACGAAATCAGGGACCTGCTTTTACAGAAAGAGCAGATTGAAAGGGACCGGATTGAGGCTGAGTTTGCCGCAGCACGCCCTGCTCAGGACAGGTCTAGGGCCGTCGCTGATTCTATTTTCAGCGGAGGCCTTCTGCAGGACAGGCTTGACTCAATGGCCGAAGACCAAGGCCTGCTTAGGCAGTCTCAAGGAATCCGTGAAGGGTTTACTCAGGAGGCTGCTGATGCGGCTGGGGTGATGTATGACCCCTCGCAGTACGCTGGGATACAGGCGGCTAGGGCTCAGCTTGCCGCAGACCAAGACTCTCCGCTCGCAAGAGATTTAGCTTTGCAAGCTGTAAGGGACAGGGCTGTCAGGGATCAGATCCAGCAGAACAGGCTGAATATGGCTGAGGCTAATGTTGCTGGCATCAATGACGCATCTCTTAGGGCTGCTCAAGAAGCTGGGGCGGGAAGGACTTACGGGGGCTCAAGCCAAGCCCTGTTAGTTACCGAGGCTGCGCTAAGGCAGAGAGCGAATGCTGATGCACAGCGGGCACGTCTTGCTGCGGCGGGCGCAAACTTAGCTGAGGACCAGCTAATGAAGGATGCCGAGTACAAGACAATGATAATGAACGAGAGGGATAGGTTGAATGCCCTTGCCCTCAGGAATCAGGCTGGCCTCGATAACCAAGTAATGAGCCAGCAAGCTGAGAGGGAGAAGAATCAGAATATCCTCAACCAGATTGCCAATCGCAGGGCTGATGATATGCAGACCTTGGCTGAGAACAGGTCTATTGCCCAAGACAAGGACAGGGCTAGACTAGCCAACCAGCAGCTCCAGTTGCAGAACATCAACCTACCGAACCAAATCCTAGGCCAACGAGTTCAGGACCTTATGGGTGTGGAGAATGCGATGACCAATCTAGCAGCTGCTAGGCAGGGAGCCCTTCAAGGGTCGAGGATGGGCGGCGGACAATTCGTGGCCCCTCAAGTGCCCGTCCCTCAGATCGCAGTTAACGACACGTTTGGCCAAGCCCTAAGCGGTATAAGCAGTGGGCTTGGGGCGATGTACGGGCAAGACGCACAGTTCGCTCAACAGACAGCTATGCAAGATGCCTTTATGAAGAACCAAAGGAAGATGCAGAAGCGTCAATTAGCGGCCAACCAAAGCAGAGGCGGCTTTGGGGGCGGTCAAGGCTTTCAGCTTCCATCTACAGGGGGCGGGTTTGGGTTTGGTAACTACGCTTAAGGAGTAATTTAAAATGGCTACACCAAGGTACATCAACACACCTGTAAGTGACGGGGGCGCAACCCAGAGGTCTATTGAGGATTCATTCAACCGCTTCCTCGCTCAGAGGCAGCAAACCCAGAACTTCCGACAGCAGCTCATGGCTGAGGAGCGTGCAGCCGCCCAGCGTGCATTGGCCGATTCACAGGCTGAGGCACGAAGGATGGATGATCGGCGTTACGCAGAAGAGCGGGAGGCTGAGCGTCGTGAGTACGCATTGGGCCTAAGAGACGAAGAGAGAGAGTTTCAGAAGCTCCTTAGAGAGGAGCAGAGGGATAGGGAGGACGAGAAGGAGGAGAGCCGCAGGGCGTACCAGAAAGACATATCTGACTTAGCTAGGGCCGAAGCAGCTAAAGCCGCCTATGTGAGGGCGGGCGGCTCCGTAGATGATCTGATTAAGAAGATGGGTCTCGATAGCCTCTCTGTTGACGGACTCAGGGATAAGGACGGGAGCATAGACGCCAACATCTTAAGGATAAACGAGGAGACCTTTAAGATTGTTAAAGCTGAAGCTGAAGATCAGAAGATCGACCAAGTTAAAAGCGTCCTTGTCGAGATGGGTGTTGAAGATTCTCAGATGCTCAGGGGCGAGGGTGAGTCAGACGAGCAGTACCGCAATAGCCTCCTAAGGTTGGTTCACAGCACAAAGATCGCAAGGGGTGAGGAGGCTGTTGAGAGGGAGTTTAACCTTAAGCAAAAGCAGCTGGCTTTGACGTTAATGTCCGAAGAGGCCTACCAAAAGATCCTGAACAAAGGCGGGACATTTGGGGTTAACAAAAGGATAGAGGAGATATCAGGCCAGAAAGTTAAGGATAACGCCTTAGCTGCTGACAGGTTTACTGAGTTCGCTCAGTACAAAGAATCCGCTCGCAGGCTTGGCCTTGAGATTACTGAAGAAGAGTTTAAGGAAGTCGGCAATAACCTAACCGACGACAAAATATATAGTGATTTCCGCAACAAGGTGCTGGAGGGAAGGGTTGCCTCAGAGAGGGCTGTTTACGAAAGAAGCAAGGCAGAAACCTTTATTGAGATTGAGGAGGTCATAGACGCTGAGGAGCAAGCCAAATCTAAGAACATTCTCAGTGTTTACAAAATGCTCCAGAACCCTGATATGAGGAATGATGCCTTAAAAAGGGGGCTGATTACTCAGAAGATGGCGGACAGCATAGCGAACGACTCCAACCCGGCTGCGCGTGCTAAGTCTATTGTTAACGATGCCGTAGCTATATCAGGCAAGACAGATGCTTTAATGACGTGGGCTAATGCCACTCGGACCGCTAACATGAATCAATCGGGTGAGGGTGCCGACATCTCGATTACAAGCATCCTTGGGCTAAAACGTCTTACAGACCTAGATAATAAACTTAGCACCATTGAATCAAACTTTACTAAGTTCCTGAACGCCCCGGTCCCCGGAGATATATTAAGGACTCCCTACTCCCAGTTCGATGGGAAGGGCGTATCATTGAGCCCATCGCAGGGCGGAGCCTCAGTCCCTGTTCAGCCGCTCGGCACAGGTCAAACTCCTGCTGCAGGTGGTGGGCAAGGCCCCACATCTATCCCTTTGCCGGGTCTGCCAACTAATCCAGATGACGCGAATCCTGAAGAGACTGTTAACCCAGAAGGCCTAACTGACCTAGGGTACACTGAGGCCCAAGTAAAAGCCTTTACGGAAGCTAGTGAGCTTATTGGTGAGGATAAGGACTGGTGGAAAGGGCTTCAGGACCCTGATGTCTACCTGCGAAAGAGGCTTGCCGCTGTGAGACTTCAGCTGGAGACGGATGCTTACAATACTGGAGTCAAGGAAGAGGGTGGCGAAAAGATAGTCCCGTTTGGGGCTGATAGAACCCCCATCACACAATGGATTGGGGGTGGTCTTACGAGTCTAGGTGGCTGGGCTTTGGATAAGACTGGCCTCAAAGACGGGGGAGGGGTGAACCCTTCAAGAAGGAGTAAGTTCTACTACAATAAAGACTACGACACAAAAGCTCTAAGGAGGGACGTTGAGTTTGAGCCAGAGGACAGGGAGAGACTCCTTAAGCAGTACAATGAAGCGAAAGAAGCTATAGGTAATATTGATAGGATCTTACCTGACTTTTCTGCAGCTAGGCCTAATCAGGGCTCATCCGCGCCAGCAATGCCCCAAGGTGGAGGCTCATCAGTTCCGGCTTCGCCTTCCCTTCCACCTCCCTCAGATGAAGAGGCGTCAATCATGCGGGAAACTGGGGTTGACTGGGACGGGAAAGAACCCGCTATTGACGCAATAATGAGGCGGTACGAGGAGCTTAATAGGCAGATGGAAAGGTCTTCGTACCCTGAGTATGACGAGATACAGGGGGAGAGGATGAAGCTGAACACGCTTATTGATAAGCACTACCTGTTCACCAAAGGTCAGGGCTCCCCGCTCAACCCTGCACAGTCAGCTGCGCGTGCCCCCTTACCATCAATAACTCCCAATCCTCCAAGGCTTCAGGTTAACCAAATGGAGAACCTTCCCAGCAGGTCAGCCTACTCTCAGTTTGCCGGGGATATGGCAGACAATGCCATGTACGCACCTCAGGCTGCGTTTAATACCGACCCGATGAACCTGCAAGGCCTCGCTCCTGAGAATTTGCCTGCCATCTACGGAGAGACTCCCGAGAACACTGCCCCGACGCTATTGGGAACTGAGATGCCACCTGCCTCAAGTCTGAGGCCTCCTGCATACCCACCCGAACCCACTCCGATGCCACCTGCATCAGACCTGAGGCCTCTTGCATACAATGAGGCCCCTCCTCCTGTGGGAGAATATCAGGCACCTCTCACTCCTGAAGAAAGGCTGAGGCAGAAGTTAGACGCCGCACGGCAAGGGCTGTCTCGTGTTAGGAGCAGTATCGAGGACTCGGTTGAGAGGCTCACAGGCAGGTCTTTGCCTATGGCCCAGCCGCCTGCTCAGCCTGACTTAACGATGGCACCGGGAGTGCCTGCCCCAAGTAGGCCGCAGGTTGCCTCCCAGAACATACCTCAAGTCCCTGTCATGCCGCCCGACTACCCTGTCAGGCGTGGTGCTGATGTCATGGCTCCAGCCGTACCCAAACCAGTCAACCCCAATGTGGCTCCAGTAGGGCTCCCCGTGAGGCGAGGGGCTGATATCATGGCTCCAGCTGTGCCCAAGCCCGTCAACCCCAATGTGGCCCCGACAGGGCTCCCCGTGAGGCGTGGTGCTGATGTTATGGCCCCAGCTGTGCCCAAGCCAATGAATCCTAATGTGGCTGGGGAAGAGCCGTTAGTGACCTTACCAATGCCGTCAGGCCCTCCAGACGATATGGCCCTGCTTGAGGAGGCAGGGGTACTGCTAGATGGCTCCCGCAATATCGTTGATGCTATCAAGGATAGGCTGGTAGAGGTTTCAGCCTATGGAACTCGGGAAGATGTCGCATACATACCTGTCTTGCAAGAGCTTCTGGAAAAGGCTATCAATAAGACTTTGGCGGTAGACCCAGACAAGGTTCCAACCGTGGAGCCAATGCCTGAGGAATCCATACCACCATTGCCGGGGCTTCCTCGGTAAGGTGTTTAACAACTAAAGGATAATACTGATGGGACAGTTATTGCGTGAGTACAGACGTGTATACCCGAACGACACTCGCTCAGATCTTTCTATATTAGAACTGTATAGGGACCAACTAGGCGAAGAGAAGTTCAGGCAGTACAAAGAGGATTACGATTCGTACATTAACGAGGTTAATAAGCTCGTCCCACTCGGCATAGGTGAGGAATTTTCAAGGGGGTTCACAAGAGGCTATGAAGGCCTGAAAGGCACGGCAAAGGGTGCAGCTGCCTTAGCCCTAGGTAAGTTGATTCCGGGGGACCAAGAAGAAACCGAAGACAGGTTGCTGGCTTCTGCCAGAGAGAACTTTCAAAAGGCATCCCGACCCGAACTCAGCTCCACTGGGCAAGGTGCCCTTCAGGGCTATGCCGCTGGAGCAGGTGAGGTTGTCCCAAGCCTGCTGGAGGCTGGTGTTACAGGTGCTGCTGGTGCGCTTGTAGGTGCTGCGGTTGTTCCTGCCCCTGACCCAGCAGATGCCGTAACAGTCCCAGCTGGATTCCTTACAGGCCTGTTTAGCAAGAGTGCCGTGAAGAATGCCATCAAGGAAAACATAACCTTGAGACTAGGCAAGGAGGCCACTAAGGAGGGTGTAGAGAAGAAGTATAAGGATATAGTCAAAGAAGAGACTACTGAAGCATTAGAGAGTGCCGCTAGGTCTCTCAACATAACTGACGCCGCATTCGCTGCTGAGAAGAGGAAGATCGTCTCTCAAACCTTGGGTGTGGGCGTGACTGCGCTAAACTCAATAGGCCTTAGTTCTGGTGAGATCTACAACCAGCTAAGGTCTGACCCAGACATTGACAGGGATACAGCGATGAACTACGCGCTCGCTGGAGGTGTGGCTGCTGGTGTGGCCGAGGCTGCTATGCCTGCCATGATCCTTAGTAAGGCCGTCAGGAGTGTTGGCTCCACTAAGATTAGGCCCTACGACGTAGACGGAGTTTACAGTAAGATAGTCAACAGCTTCCCCGGCAAGCTCGCCAAAAACCTTGGTGGCAGCATGGCTGTTGAGGGCGGCACGGAGGCATACCAATCTTGGGTTAGTATCGTTACTCAGAAGGCTGCGAAGGGGATGACCCTAGGGGAGGCTATCGACGCCCCGTTAAGCTATGAAGAAGAGAAGGAGATTGCCCACGCATTCAAGCTAGGTCTTATTGCTGGCTCTCTCGGTGGCGGCGTATCCCTAGGCATAGACGCACTCACTGGCAACGAGGCCATAGAGTACATTGATCAGATCGAGAGAACTGAGGAGGATCAGGCTAGGGCCGAGATCCCTCTATCAATGGCCAAGCTGACCAATGAGGAGATGGAGCAGCTTGATCAGCTTGCCTTGAAGTTTGCTGTCTCAATGGAGGTAAGGCAGGAGACCGAGGAAGGTGAGAGCATCATTATCGGTATACAGAGAGCTGCCGTAGACAGTGAGCTGTACAACGAGGAGATCAAGCCGCTCTTGGACTCTTCCCCCACTAAGGCCAAGTACTTCTCTAACCGGATGATTGATCTGAGGGCTAAGATAAAGCTGGCGATCAAAGAGAATGAGGAGCGTGCCGAAGCCGCGAGAGTGGAGGCGGAGAAGCAGCGAGCTGAGGCTGGCCTGCCTCAGATGACAGTCGAAGAGAAGTTTGAGGCACTGAATAACGCTCTCGCAGCTACTCAGGAAGAAAGGGATATCCGAGCAGACTTAGAAGCAAGAGCTGGAGGGATTGACCCTGTGGTGGTGCGCGGAGTTGCCGACACTGAATTAGAAACCGATCAGGCTATAAGGAGCTCTTACGAGAGAATTGAGCCGGGGGACAGTGGAGAAGTACAGGAGAATGTAAACCAGCTGGTTGAGCTTAATGAAGAGTTCGAGAAGAGTTACACCGAAGCGGACGAGGCTGAGCAGAAGAAATTAGTTAAGGAGTGGAGAAAGCAAAGCGATGAACTTATCAAGCTGATTGATAAGGGCAGAGCAGACCAGAGGAAGGCCGAGGCAAAGAGAGAGGCTGATAAGAAGAAAGCAGAGGCTGCGGAGGAGAAGAGGAAGAAAAAAGAGGAAGAGCTGACGGTTAAGGTTAAGACTGTTGAAGAGAATAACAACCAGCTTAGGCTGAACGTGGGCAACAGGTCTGCTCAAAGGGCGGATGAGCTTGACCTTATCGGGAAGGCCGTAAATGAAAGGACAGCAAAGGCCGCTCAGAGGGTTTTTGAAGGGATAAACACAGACACAAAGAAGGTCGAGGAAATCCCAGACGAAGTTATCAGTGCTGCGGTGGAGGAAGCGTATAACGATAAAGACAGTACTCTTATCCCACAGAAGGACGAAGACGATAACGACTTGCCGCTTCCAGAAGTTAAAGACCTATCCCGACAGGAGATCATAGATGTTCTTGAGGAATATAGCTCGTTTACCGAAGTAGCCCCAAAGAAAGCTGACTATGAGCCAAAAGCAGACCTCTTGGAGAAAAAGAAAAAACAAGCAGCAAAGATCGAGGAGGTACTTAAACAGATTGATGCCGGAGAAGTGTCAGGGTTGCCTGAAGACCTTATTGCATTCCAAACACAACCGGGGGACGAGCGGAGAGTAGAGTTTGATAACCTAGGTAATCCTAAAGACCCTAAAGACCAGTCGATGAGCTACCCAGCCTATTATGAGGCGGAGGGAAACTTAATCGCATCCGATAAGTTTAGAATCGCAGTACAGGCAGCTTACGAAGCGATAGAGAAATCTGGAGATTCCGTTGCAGATGTGAAGCTGCTAGGGGAGTTGCTCAAATCAGAGACTTTTGACAAGGCTCCAGAAGGTTCCGAAGGAAAGACAACCATGCTTACGAGGATGGTTGTCCTTAAAGATACCAGAGATGACGCCCCCAAGGACGCCAAATATCAGATTGTCACTATCACTAAATCAGGTGCAAAGCAAAATTACAGGGTCGGAATCCCTGTCGGGGTAATTAAGGAAAAGAAAAATACTGTGAACATCGGCCTAGATGAGGCGATGAGAATAGGGTTTGAGCCAGTGGCATCTATCAGGATGACCGTCCCCGTAGATGGGTTGATCTACACGATGAGCGAGCAGGAGTTCAAGTCCATGTCTCAGAGGCTCAACCAGAGAAGGGTCCACGAGGCGGATAGAGCTGTAATTGATGACACCCTATCTGTTAAGTCAGTAGAGAACATATCCAAAGAGGCTGGAGCGGCGACCGAAGCTCAGGAAAAAGAAGAAGGAGGGTTATCACCTGATCAGATTACAAATGTGACTTCTCAGGAGGAGAAAACCTTCACTGAAGAAGGGGAAGAAGTTTCGCTGGATCAGCAAATAGCTGATGCAGAAAAGGAAGAGAATGAAGCCGCTGATGCTCTTCTGGCTGCATTGGATAAAATGAATTTAGGCGTTGAACGCTTAGATCTGATTAAGGAGCAGATAACAAAATCAAATGCGAAAGACCTTCCTGAGATCAATGGCGATTTCAGAGACTTCATAGACAGGTATGTGAGAGATAATGCAGATCTGCCCGCAGGGGAATTGTTCCATAAGTTATTTATGGATGAGCTTGGGGTTGATTTCATTGGCAGCAACCCAGCCGCAAATCGTGCTCAGATAGCTATACAGGAATATATCATTGCCACCCAAGACGTAGGCGTTGAAATAAGCATTCAGGAGGCTGCGACCCTTGTCTATGGAATAGCATCTAATGAAATAAACGAGAGTATTCAAAATGTCCAACAAGATAACAAAAACAGAGAACAGGCCGATAACAAGCAAGGACAAGCAACAGATGATGGAGCTCCACAGAGCACTGTCGATGTGGCGAGAAAAGGTGCTGAAGCACAACAACTTGCTCAAGCGGAAGGAGAAAATGTCACAGAAGTAGAGGATGACGGCAAGACCCATCACAAGGAAATAAGCCTAGAGACAATAGATGTCGGCGGGGAGTACGCTATAGAGCACCTCGTCAACATGTCTAAGGAAGAGCTTGAGATATCGCGGGCCAACTTCAGGAACGAGGTTGAGGATATTGTGTCAGGCAGCTTGTCATCTACACTAGCCCGTGGCCGCAAACTAACTAGGTGGAGGAAGATGTTAGATGCGTCACAAGACAGGTCAGAGGCACTGTTCGACGGCGAAGGGTTAGAGGGCATAACCTACTCAGACAACCTGCCCACTCAGGCACAAAAGGATGAGGTGCTCAGGCGACTAATGCAGGAGCTTCGGGCTGACTCAGAGGTTAAGGCTATGCCTGACGGCATGGGCGAGAACATAACTGATAAGACGGTCTTTGATGCACTAGAGGCATACGAGGCCTTTGTAGACAGGTCTGAGGGGATAGGAACGCTGGCCCTGATGGATCGCCTCGGAATAAGTGAAGAGGAAGCCACAGGCGTTTTTGAGGCTGTTTTGAATTTCAAGGACGCTGGTGAGTCCAGAGTCGGAGTTGCAATAGGCGAGCAAGCAGCCAAGCTGGCTGAGGGGTACGAAACTGCCATAGATCTTGAGTTCGCAAGGAGGGAGGCTGACCTGCTGAAAGACCCCGCCTCAGTGCAGGAGTTGTTTAGGAGTCAAGATGTTGGCGTTCACGGTACAGACTCCGAGACCGCGTTAAAGATATTGGGCGAGTCCAAGGGAACCGTCAGGATATTTGAAGGCTCTCACTACGACATCGCAAGCAAGGACACAGGCCAGTCACTCACTTACTCTGTAAGGTTTGTTTTTCCAGCTGACGAAATCAGGAAGAAGTCCACAGAGAAACAGTACAGGCCGGGTGAGTTTGTCTCTAGGTCACAAGTTGTGGCCGAGCCTGTAGCTATTATTATTGATAACGGCCTAGACGACACCACCGAAGGGCTTGCTGAAGTAAAAGCATTAGCTGAGTCAAAAGGTATAAAGGTCTTTGAGAAAGAGTCTGTTTTCCTGAGGAGGGGTGACGCCGTGGGTGGCAGGGTTAAGGAGGTCTCGCTGTACTACGAGTCGGTTTTGCGAAAACAGGATAACCCAGAGAAAGCGCGGCGAGAAGAGCAACAACTCCTAGAAGAAATCAAACAGCAGAACGATGACTTCGATGCAGAGTTAGCCGCTTGGATTTCCGGTGAAGGCCCCATGCCTAGTGAGCCTAAGTACATATATAGGGGGCTATACGGTGACTTCACAGAAGGTCATGGAAGCCCGTGGCTTGAGGTTGCTTCCGTTGCTGGGAAGCTGGGAGGCAGTCCGGGTGCACAGGATATCTACAGATACGGTGACTCAGGCAATAGGCTTTACTATAGAGGCGGGGCTTTAGCGGGGCCTGAGTCCGTTCTTGAGCCAACAAGAATAGATAGCACCTATGGGATGACTTGGGAGCAGGTGATGCAGGAAGCTAAAGGCCTGTACACAGAGTACCTAAGCAAGGAAGAAGGCACATACACTGAGAAGGGCACGGCAACGGGGGAGCAGGGCTTAAGGTTCGACCAGCTTTCTAAAAAAGCAAAAGACAACGTGCTTTTTTACGCAGTGAGATCTGTGAGGAGAGACATCAAAAATGCCACATTCGAGGTAGCCACCGACACCCTAAATAGGGAGGCGGGAACCGAAGGCACATCCGACTCCATACTTAACGATAAGCGTCTAGGGGAGACCCCTGACGATGTTATGCAGTTCTTTGAGGATGAGGCGGGCGAATCTATAGTGGATATGCTGAAGCTGCTTCAACGCTTGGACACGCAAGAAGTTCCGGCCTCCGAGGGAGGGCCGATGAGCGCACAAACTGCTCAAATGTTGGCAAAAGGCAGTATAGACGCCACGCAAATTGGGGTGATTGAAAGCAATAGGAGGGCTATATTAGATGCTGTAACGAGCCTCCTAATAAAATCACCTGTCTTATCTGAGGGTGAGGCTGCAGACCAATATAGCAAATTGAGGTTGCGAAGGCGCACAAACAGGCGGAAAAGCGACCCGTCAGATTCCAGAACCTTAGGTGGTTGGAACTCCGGCTCTGGCCGCATGGATATCTTCTTAGAGAACCACAAGAGTCTCGGAGAGCTTCGGCAAACTGTAGTCCATGAGGCCTTCCATATTCTTTTTTCTAAGGAAATAGATAATTACCTAGATAGCAGGACTGACAGTGAGGCCCCCTTCATGGAGGAGGTGGCCCAACTGGACAAAATATTCCAAACCTACAGGGAGCTTTGGGCTGCTAAGTTTAACTTAGATGTTGACTGGTCAGACAAAAAGCAGGTTGGCGATCTTTACGCTGCTAATAAAATCCCATACGCTTTCACTGACCTGCACGAGTTCATTTCCGAGGCTGTCTCAAACTCTCAGATTCAAACTACCCTTTCAGGCCTCAGTAGGGGTGGCACATCCGCAATTAAAGCCGCTGGCATTGAGTTCAACACTGAAGAAAACAAAGCAATGGAGGGGCTCTGGGGGCAGGTTGTTTCCTCCCTTAGGAACTTAGCACTCAAGATACTTGATAAACTTGGGCTAGGTAATAGCGGGCTAAAAGTAGACGGAATTACTGACACCGACCTAGGCACTGTGCTTGATATCATTATCACTGGGGCAACGAAGATAGAAAGAATGGACACGTCGCGCACGGGGATGTATGGCGGGATGGCTGGGCGACTGTTCCGCAGGCAAACTAACCTGATGAACCCCCTTCCAGATATCTCCACCGACATTGAGGTCAACAGCACTAAAAGTGCCCAGAGGAATGTAGCGGCTCAGAACCTTGTTAAGGATACCTTTAGGGGGCTATACGAGGAGTACAATAAGCTCGGCCTAAACATAGAGGAGTTAAGCTATGAGGACTTTGTTAAGAGGAACCTTGGCGTATCAACGACCCCCGAGAGCGTTATTCAGAACCTTAATGCTGCTCTTGTCGCAAACGGAATGGCGGCAGTTGACCCAGATTACAGTGTTGATGACGTAACTGAGAAGGAGACGGTCAGGGCTCATGTATACAAATACCTTAAGACAATCGAGGACAGGCTAAACAGGAAAGCCAGCGAAGCCTTAATGGAATCTGCGAAACTCAGGGAAACAGCACAAAAGAACGCAGAAAATTTTGAGAGCTTGAGGACTAGGTACGAAGAAATCACCACTCTCACTAAAGCAGTTGAGAGGGAGATAAGGAACAACCTAAAAAAGGCAAGGAAGGATGGAGTCGAGCTTACCGACATACAAAGAAGCGTAAGAGAGGAGCTCGCACCTAAGGCTTACAAGGACGCCAGCGGTAAGAGGGTTAAGCCAGTGGGAAGGACGGGCGAGATACTTCAGGCAGTCGGTAAGAGGATGGAGGCCCTAGGCATTAACTTCAGTGACATCTCTGTATCCTCTGATGATCTTGTGACGACCCTGCTTAACGACAGGACCATCGCCTCAAGCATTCAGTCAGTCTTCCCTGACAACTTTCAAAAGCAAGAAGAAGCAGCGAGGATTATCGTGGAGCTCGGCAAGTCAAACAGATACCTGTTTGATTACGCTGCCATTGTGTCAGACTCCGCGCTCGCCCCAGAGAGGGGTACAGTTAATAAAATACTTGCTGAAGCTGTTAAGCCGGATTCCAAGGCTATGGAAAGAGCTAGGACAATGCTGAGTGAGCTCACTAGGTCTTCTGGCAAGGCTGGCCATCTACTCAATTACGTCCAGTCTGCTAGAAATGCACACACCGCATCCAACAAAAAGCTGCAAATAGCTCTTGATAGAATTGAGGTAAGGGACTCAATCGGGCCAAACCTCTCTGACAGACTGTCCTTAATGGAGGAGACCTTGGGCGTTGAGTGGAGAGTTGAGGCTCTTGTTGGGGACGAGGAAGGCGGGGATCAGCAGCGCATAGACACGCTATTTGTTGCGGTAGAAGGAGCAGAGTACAGGGTGCCGTCCTCACCAGAGCAGAGCTCATCCTCACTGTACAAATCAGACCCGGTGGTCTTTACATCAGCCCCTAGGACCAGTGATTTAATCGAAGAAGATCTTAGAACCCCAGAGAAGTACAGGGCCAAGCTGAAAGCAGACCTGTATAAAATACATGCTTGGCTCAATCACGAGGGTAGAATTAAGGATGCTGGCTATAACTACATGAAGCGGGTGTACGACCAGCTTTCCAGCCAAGTCACCGTTGGTGACTACTTGGACGGACAAGCTGGCTTCGTTTCAAAGTTGATTGGCACGTTGAAGGATGAGATCGAAGCAACTGGCAGTCCTATAATGCAAAGCCTCGTGAGAAGGCTTACGCGATACGTCGCTGATTCCGAGAGGGTCAGGAACCTAGAGGCACTCTCCGATAGCTGGGCAGTCGCAGAGAATGAAGCTATTAGTATATTCTACCCTAAGGGGGAGATAAGGGATAAGGAGTCCTTCAGGGTTAATGTGTACGAAACCGCGCTATCTTTCTTCGAGAACAATCAGCAAATCCTTGAGGAGAATGATAGCGTTGAGGAGGCTATTGAAGCTGCTTTCGTCAAGCTGGAGGCACACCTAAGGAAGGGCCACGGGGATGTCAGCAAGACCTTGCAGTCAAACCCTCAAGCGTTCCCCGCCCTCAAGAGACTGCTCCAAGCGACGGGCGATATGTCTGAAGCTATTATGCAGCAGCAGGAGGAGATGGGTATTAAGGTTAAGGATGGCACCTACTTCAGAAAGGCAGTTGGTGCCAAGCTGTTTACTGTATCTAGGAGCCTATCCCCTAAGATTCTTGCCACCGTAATAAATATGCGTAGGGATGGGTGGACCAAGAAGTTTGAAAACATCGCCCAAAGATACACTGAGGCACTGGGCGATCCCGCCAAGATGGAGGAGCTCAAGGCTGAGATTAGTAACAAGTTCAAGTCTGATACTGTAGTGGCCAACTTCCTGAGGCCTATTATGGATATACCGGGCCTCACTCAGTTCAAGTCCGCAGGCGGCGCGATTGCTGAGGATTCTAATGCCAATATGCAGTACAGCTTGGTAGCCGAAAGCAATGATGTTGCTGAAGCCTACAAGATGTCTGGGTCAGAAACAGACATAATAGCTTTTGCTGAGAACCTCTACCAGCTGACTGGGGGTGATCCTAGCAATGAAGAGTCTAGGGCTGCGTATGTGGAAGATGTTTTGGCTAAGCTAGACAACCTGTTTAGCGGCCTTAACCGTAGTGCTGACGAACACTACAACCCAGAGTCCGCAAAAGGTGACTTCGGTACTGGGATAGGCAGGCCAATGATGGACGCTAGGAGCTCCAGCGGATACCCGAGCGAGTGGCTTGAGTACTCCACCTATGAAGAGCAAAGCGTCCACATAACTATCAGGGCACTGGCCGCTAACGCAGCTTTTGGTGAGCGTCTCAGAGGGTTCAAGAGGGATATCGAGGCTTCTGAACTAGCGTTTAATGATCAGATCAACAGGCTTAAGAAGCTCACATCGGCCGGATTAAGCGAGGACGAGATTAGGGACATCCTCAACAAGGAGTATGGTCCGGGTGGATACAACGCTGTAAGGAACGCACGCAAGAACCTTGAGATGGTTGACAGGGTTAATAAGAATATCACCTCCCTCATAGCTAATGACGCCAAGATATACGACTTCAGGACATTCTATGAAGTCTTAGGGACGTTCTCCGGTTTAGTTGTTCAAAACATAAAGACTGGTCTTATTGATCTGTCCTCGTTGTTCGCAATGCCGTTCACCAACTACGGCTTTACGCGCAAAGGTTTCCAGCAGTTCTTTAAAGGGTTCAACATCTTCAAGGAGCCGATTGGCAGTCTCCTTCAGATCTTCGGCACACAGATTGATATGGACGCGGGGCTGCAGGCTGCTTACACCCGCGTTATGGTCGGGGACCCAGATGCACAGAGAGACTTGACCACAAGGATCAAGGCTGCATGGGCACGGGATGTTCCCGGCTTGGACCCCGTTAACCCCGGTCCAACGCGGTATATCGCTAAAGCCGCAAGGGCTCTTCAGGAAGTAATAGGGACTGGCATCAGAGGGGCTGGCTCACAGACCAGTCAGGTGCGCTACGCCACATTTAAACCACTAGCTCCGTTCACTATGATCGGGCAATGGATGGTTGCCACTAATACTAAGAACATGTGGTCAACCATGACGAAACTAGCTCAGGAGGGCGCGGACTACATGCGCTCCAATCCAGACTCCGCTCGCAACCCTAACTTTACGTTTAGCCACAAGAACTTCAAGGGCATGTCTGAGGAGGCCTTTAACTACATGGTTGAAGCACTCAATGATTCTGGAATGTCTTTGGAGACTCTCTCAGAGAGAATCCTTTTGGAGGAAGCTGCAGGTAGTAGGCCTCAGATATTTACCGACTCAGAGCTTAGGCTGCTTGCCATCAAGGCTCAGGAGGATGTCACGAAAGAAACATCACCCCTCACGAGGCCGTCATGGGTGTTCACTAGCGCACTCGGCAGGGCCTCCAACCCTCTGGTTGGTTGGTCTGTCGAGAAGTTTGCAGATGTGGCTCGAAAGTTTAAGACCAAGGACGAGCTCGGGAACATAAGTAAGGCTGCTATGGTTAGGTCACTACTCCCCTACATGGGAGTTCTTCCGGTCAGCCTTGCCTTTACTTTCATGCGGAAGGAGTGGGAGGAAGAGGTCGTAGGGAAGAGGCCCAACATCCTTGAGTTCGACTACGAGAACCACGGCCTTTACAACGGCGTATTCCTCCCTGCTCTGGACCAGACTAATAGGGCGGGTACGTTCGGCATTGCCGGAGACCTCGTAAACTCCACGCTTAACAAATCCACGGCGAGAGAGTTCAATGTTGAAAATAGGGTTTTCTTTTTATCAATGCTCAAGGGCCTCGTCAGGACATCTCATACGCTCGCCGTGCAGGGATCAGACGGCCTTGACTACAACAACACATACAGGCCTTTAATACAGGCGTTAGGCGGTAGCGGCTACTTGGAGACATCTCAGATCCTTACCCGGATGTTTGGTATTAGCACTCCTGAAACCACAACCACTAAGAGGCTGAACGTGGAGAACTGGCTGAGGGTTGTTGGCAGGCCTATGGTTAATCAGGGTGTGGTGGTTAAGAAGCCATCAGGCTTGGTGAGCCAGCCAAATAAGATTAAGCCGCACATCTCCAATATGAGGCACGCGGCCATCTCCAACGATTCGCAGTGGTTCATGCAAGAAACAAATGCCGCCATTCAGGCATACATGAAGCTGAACCCTTTAGACTCTAGGGAGGATGCGGAGAAGAAGATCAAGAGCATGTACTCCGATTACCACCCAATGAGGAGGGTGTTCACTAGGCTTCCCAACGAGGAGCAGTACGAAGAGATCATAAACTCAGTGCCAGAAGAGCACAGGGAGGAGATACGGTCCGCATTAGACCTGTATAACAGCTTCGGTGAAACCATAGGGGTCACGCCTTTCCGTGGTAAGGCGGAACGAGGAAGCGGCGGAAGTGGCCGCAGGAGCAGCGCAACCTCCTCAAGGGAGGCTATTCTTAGGAGACTGATAGGTGGTGGTTCCTCAAGCTATTATGGCGGGAACAGGGGTAATACCGCCACCAGTCGGAATGACATTTTGAGGAAGGCTCTCGGATATTAGCTCGATTTTTATAGCTAAAATCCCCTATCTTAAGGGTGATTAGCGTCTTTGGGACAAACAGAAATAAACAGAAACCCCCTAAAAACAGACATGAACTATGAACGAAAATACTAAGTCTCGCTTAGCATCAAGGAAACTATGGGTCGCCATTGGCGGCTTAATCGCAGTCTTCGCAACCGAGTGGGCTGGCTTAGACCCAGCTATGGCTGAGAAGATTATAGCAGCAGTTGTTGTCATCGTACCCTCCTATATCGGTGGTCAGGGAATCGTTGACGCGGTAATGGCATACGCCAAGGGTGGTGGGACCACTACAGCTTTAGCTGAACAACCTGAAGTAGCCAAACCCAAGAAGGCCGCTAAGAAGTCGGCCAAGTGATGGGATGTTAGCTGAAATCCTTGCCGCCGCCCGCGCCCTGCCTCAGTTAGTTAAAGTAGCTGAGCGCATCGCGGACGGCGTGCAAGCTCTCAACAAGGCGCAGCAAGAAAAAGTAGCGAAGGAACGTCGTGATAAAAAAGATAGCATTGTTAACGATTTTATATCTGACGGGGTGCATAGCGACCCCGAAGTACAACGGAGTTCAGGAGCTGCTGGAGAACCACCCGAAGGGGGCAGCTGACGCTAGAGATGCCTCCCCCGAGAGCAAGCTATTCATAAAGGAAACACTCCTGTATATAAACTCGTTAGAGTACGAACTGGAGAGGCCTAGGTAATTTGAGTGATGGGGAGCAAGAAGGGGCGCGGAAATGGATTAAGTTAGAAGGAAAGAAGCATCAGGTACTTTACCTTTTAGCAGCGTTCATAGAGCGTGATGAGTGGGAATACGTTTCACCCGATTCAATGGTTGAAGCGGTTAAAGCACTATCGTCTGGAGATGACATAGTGGTGGTGGAGGAGGACGAATTAGGGGATACAATAATTGTTAGACTACCAGAGGAAGGTGATTGATGGGATTAAAACGCTTCATATTCGGGTCTGATCTTCATGGGGACATGCAAGACAAGAAGACTGTGAAAGTCCTTTGCGAGGTTACTAAAGACTTCAAACCTCATTACAGGATATTCGGTGGTGACTTGATGGATCTAAGACCGCTAAGACGCGGAGCGGATCAGGAAGAGCGGGCCGAAGGGCTTGCTCAAGATTGGAGGGCGGGGATTCAGTTCCTCAACAAGTGGAAGCCAAACAAAATACTCTTAGGGAACCATGACAAAAGGATTTATGACCTCTCTGAGTCAAACCGTGGGATAGAGACAGAGTACGCCTACAAGGGGGTCAAGGAACTTGAGAAAGCATTCAGGGCTATCCGGGCCGACTGGCTACCTTACCATAAGAAGAGCGTGCTAAAGATTGGCAACCTCTCCTTTGTTCACGGCTTTTTCCACGGAATGAACGCCACTAGGCAACACGCAGGTGTGTATGGTAACTGCATATTCGGCCACATCCATGCCGTAGACTCGTACTCTGCCCCCTCAATAGAGAGGAAGATTGCCATGTCTGCTGGGTGCATGTGCTCGCTGGATATGCACTATAACTCACACATGCCGAACAGCTTAAGGCACTCGCATGGGTTTATTATGGGGACAATCAACGACAAGACAGGAGACTGGCACGCATGGCAAATAAGCGAAGTAAACGGAAGCTGGACGATCCCAACGGGGATAAAGACAATCTAAGCTGGCACGAGCTGCTTGCGGATGAGTACGCCTCAAAGGCGGAGCCGCCTGCTGATGGCTATAAGACCTGTGAGCAGATTGCCAATGAGTTGAGTAAGTCTGTTAGCTACACCTCGTTCATCCTCCGCCGACTTGAGAAGAGAGGGAAGGTTGATGTCAGGAAGTTCAAAATCAAAACGGGCAATAAGTATTACCCAGTACCCCACTACAAAATAAATGACCAAGAGGAGCTTTGACAGGTTTAAAAGGCAGTTCACCAAGTGGCAGAAGGCATTCTCGCTAGGTGAGTACTCTGTCGGCTTCAAGCTGAAGAAGTTCCCTGACAGGTTCGCTGAGATAGATGTGGACGCCGAGGGCTGCATAGCGACTGTGTATGTCAACGAAACAGAAAAGTGGACCAACGAAACAATCGACCTCGTGGCAAAGCATGAGGCCACTCACCTGCTGATGGCTAGGTTTTCGGAGATTGCTAGGCGTCGTTTTCTTGACGAAGACGAGCTTCATAATGAGGAGGAAAGGGTGGTCTGCATCCTTGAAAAGCTCCTTTAAAATTTTTTCTAATTTTTTTTAAAAGTTTCTCTTGCGCTTCGGCCTGCCCTGAGCGATAGTCCTGCTCATGGCCAAGGAGGCTAAGTCCAACAAATTCGATTCGGTTACTATCACCCTACCGAAGGAACTTAAGAGGAGGATCAAGAAGCGGGTGGAGCGTAGTGCAGAGTTTACTACTATGTGCCAGTACGTTCGTAGGCTTCTTGTGAAGGACCTAGAAAAATGAAACAGGAGATATTAGGAGAATGCAACCCCCGGATTCTGAAGATTCACACGAAGTACAAGATACCTTCTCTCAACGCACTTTTTTCGATGGGGCATTGGGGGAGGAAGAAAGAGAAAGACAAAGCTCAAACAGAATTGCTGTGCGGTTTATCAGCCGCCGCTGTAGGCTCATCGACCCCGACAACCTTACTCCAAAGTATCTGCTCGACGGGCTGCGATACGCTGGCCTCCTTTATGACGACAGAGCCCAAGACATCACCGTCAGCTGCGAGCAAGAAAAAGCGAACAGCAAAGCGGAAGAAGAAACAGTGATAGAGATAGAGTATATAGATGAGTCCCAAATCAGCGATCTCTTGGATAGAGCCAAAGCAGGGCAAGTGTTGGTACTGCGGGAAAAAGACGAAAGTGGTAGCCAATGATTCAAGCGTTGGAGGAAAGATATGCAGGGAATGTATCGAGACAGCGGTATCAATCGACCAAGCCCTTATCAGGGCAGGGATGGTTTCCCCAAAGGATAGACCAGATGGAATGTGATGGTACTCCAATTTATTCTGCACACGCCGAAAAGGGCGTGATCGGATGTATGCTTCATGGGGACGAGTGGGTGTCCAAGGCTGCGGACATGATGATCGCGGACTACTTTTATGAGCCACTCAACAGGGCTGTGTTTGAGACCTTGGTTGAGAACGACTCCGCTGATCAGGTTCTTCTGTTCACCAAGATGCAGAGCAACCTAGGGGAAACGTACAACGCCTCAAGCGTTGCCCTCCTAGTTAATGAGTGCAGGGACCTTATCCCTTCCCCGCATAACCTAGAGAACTATATGAGGCCTGTCAGGGAAAGCTGGCAGAAGCGTTCACTTTCAGAGGCCATGATAACAGCGCAGAAGGCGTTGGGCGAAGGCAAGGGGTACGACGAAATAGCGAGTATCGTTGACGAGCACATGACCTCCCAAGACACAAGCAGGGAGGACTCTGATAGAGATCACACTGGCCAGCTGAAGGAGCTTATCAAGCACCTTGAGATGTGCCAGAGCGGCGAGAAGACTGCTATGGGCTGCGCTACTGGGTTTGACACCTTGGACTACATGACGAGAGGTGTTCAGGCTGGAGACCTCTTTGTCGTTGCGGCACGACCCGGATTCGGTAAGTCCACATTCGGCCTTAACGTAGCCGCCCATGCTGCAATACATCAAGGGCACGGAGTGCTGTTCTTCTCCCTAGAGATGGACGCAGGGAAGCTGTGGCAACGTGTCATCGCTGCGGAGACAAAAGTAGACATGTACCGGATGGAGCAGAAGCAAGGGCTTAAGAGAGAGGACTTCTCTCGTATCGCCACCCAGACTGGCATCATGCAGAAATCTAAGCTCCGGTTTATTGATAAGCCCGGAATGAGCCTTTACCAGATAAGAGCCGCCTGCAGGGCTTACTGCAGGAACCACGACATTAAGTTAGTGGTGGTTGACTACCTCCAGCTGGTGAACGTCCCCGGATTCAGGGGCAAGAGGAATGAGGAGGTCGCCTTAATCTCAACCAGCCTGAAGGCGTTGGCTAGAGAGTTAGGTGTAGGTTTTTTAGTGTTGGCCCAGATCAATCGTGAGAGCATCAAGACTGGCAGGAGGCCAACCAACGCTGATCTTCGTGAATCAGGTTCCATAGAACAAGACGCCGATAAGATCGGTCTGCTCCATGTGCCTGACCCCGAGGAGGATCTAACTGAACTGATCCTTGATAAGAACAGAAATGGCAGTGTCGGAATGGTAAACCTGCGTTTCAATAAACAAATAAACAAGTTCACCGAGCAGGATAGCTTCGGTGATTAAGGAACCCTATGGCAGAAAATAAGTACGAGAATATTCTTCTCAATGAAGTCAAGCTGTACTGGACGTGGCTCCAAGAGCCTCGCCAGATGGACGATGGTAAGCACAAGTTCGTTGCTGAAATCGGAAACCTCACCTCTGAGCAGGCTAATGCCTTGCATGAGGTTGGCATCTCTGTGCGCGATGGTAAGGAGCAGAAGACTCCGCAGCCTGAGAAGGGGCTGTTCATCGGCAGTAAGAGCGTTAAGCAACCCAAGGTTGTGGACGCTAGTGCAAAACGCCTAGATGGCGAGGACATTCCGAAAATAGGTAACGGCACCTTGGCCAATGTGATGATCAGGCCCTACGAGTGGGGTCCGATCTCAGGCAGGAGCGGCGTGTCCGCAGGCCTTAACGGTGTCCAGATTCTGGAGCTTGTTGAGCTTAACGAAAGCGAGAGCGGCGAAATGTTCACTCCCGTGGACAAGTATAAGACCCCCGAGGTGGAGGTCGGCGGCAAAGGACCTTTCTAGCCGACACACCCAACCCCCAAAAGGGCGGGGGCGCACCCTACCTGCCAGCGTCCCCGCCCTACTTTTCCAATGACTACAATAGAACCAAGAGAGCTGTTTAGGTCTAGTGACCCTGACACAAGCCGCGAGGCCGCTGAGCACATCACTAAGAATGGTGATGTGTCGAAAGCTAGGCTAGAGGTCCTTGAGGTGCTCAAGCTGAACCCCGGAACAACCAGCAGGGAGTTAGCCCTGTGCGATTCAGAGGTGCAGCATGAGTCCTTTCATAAACGACTACCCGAACTTGAGAGGCTCGGTGCCGCGCACCGTGGAGAGCCCCGTAAGTGCAGGGTTACAGGTCGCAGGGTTACAACTTGGTATCCGGGGCTTAAGGGCGAACCGGAGCAAATGGATCTAATATAATGCCCGACTACGGATCAGGACACTGGTACACCGAGGAGGGCGAAGCCCGCCACTGGCAGGAGGACGGAAAGAGGACGACCCTTCGACACGCAAGGAGTCAGAACCTTTTCCCCTCCGTCAGTGGGATACTTGGAATGATATCGAACGACTTCCTAAACTCTTGGAAGATCGACAACCACCTCAAGCTGGCTTTCTGCAACAGGCCCAAGATGAAGGACACTGAGGAAGCCTACCTGAGGAGGATTAGAGGTATGGCAGGAGAGGAGCAAGGTCAGATACTTGACTTTGGAACCAGAACACATGCGGCCCTTGAGGCCATTAACAACCACTATTTAGATGAGCAACGAAGAAGTACTAAGTAAGCTGGATATCGAGAAAGATCTGCACCCTTGGATGCAGCACTATCTCGACTGGCACACAGAGAACGTCAAGGAGGTGCTTGCCTCTGAGAAGATCGTTGTGCATCCAGATGGATACGCAGGAACTACAGACCTGTATTGCGTACTAGCTGATGGCTCTCGGGCCTTGGTTGACTACAAGACGCAGGGAGTAAAAGATGGCAACAAGCCTAGGTTCTACGACAGTTGGATCTACCAGCTTGTAGCCTACCGAGCCTGCTTTGAGGACTATGAGGACATCAAGTGTGTCTCCGTGATCCTCAACTCAAACAACCCCGAACCCCTAACGCACAAGGTCTGGTCCGATGAGGACGTTGAGCGAGCCGAAAAAGTTTTTGGCGCAGCTTTGACCATTTGGCAGAACAAGAAGAAATACAAACCGGAAAACGAAAATGGCGACGACTAAATTTGAAGTTGGAGAGAAGGACGCGGCTGTGGTGCTGCGTAGTAAAGGAGAGTCCGTAACTCTTGAGGTTATGATGCCCAAGGGAGCTGAGGACGGTAACGTCACTCAGGTGGAGATGTGTGCCTTGTATTTGGCTTGGGCTATGGAGCAGGACGATGTGCGTAGCAGGTACATGCACGACATGGAGACTAAGCGAGCCAGCAAGAAGGACCCCAAGAAATGAACTGCTGGCATTGTAGTAGTGAGCTGATATGGGGAGGAGACCATGATTACGAGGACATCTGCAGGGAAGAGCCCGGAATAGTCTCAAACCTCAGCTGCCCTGACTGCAATACTTATGTGGAGGTATATCACACCATGACCGAAGAAGGACAAAGAGGCCCAGCGGAGATTAGGGAGAGCGGGCTTAAAAGATTTAACGAGCTATACAGAGCTAAATGGGACAAGGGCCAGCGTGAGCATGGCGGCTGCTTGGACGAGACTGTAACAGTTGAGAGCATGGAGGAGGAGGTCCTAGACTTTTGGGGCTACCTCCAGTCCCTTAAGGAGAAGCACCGCAAAGAGGTGGAGAGTTTGAAGCAGCAGGTGGATATCTGGAAAGATAAGTACCGAGATGCCTGCAAAAACTAAGTATCAGATACGCCAGCACGACAGGATGTCGTTTTGGGTTAAGAGCCGCGAGGGCAACGGGGAATACCTTGTTGACCTGACGGGGCTACGAGGTAACGGGGTATGCACATGTCCACATTTCCGCTGCAGGCTAGAGCCTAAGGTACTGGAGGACGGCAACCAGAGACGCTGTAAGCACATTATAGCTGTCAGGGAGCACATAACCGACTTGCTGTTGGCTGAGATGGGCAAGCTGGACGAGGATAAAGGAGCTTAGAATGGGCAGAATCCCCCCAATGTCCGCCAAAAGGCGGGAGGAAATGAAAATCTACGGCAAGAAGCGTAAGGCGTTTCTGGCCGAAAACCCAAAATGTGCAGTGTATCCGAGCAGAAAAGCCACGGATATCCACCACATGCGGGGTAGAGCAGGGAAACTATTCCTGTGTGAGGACTACTGGCTGGCTGTCAGTCGGGAAGCCCACATAAAAATAGGACAAGAACCACAGTGGGCACGGGATAATGGGTATCTCTGTGCTAAAGGCGAGTGGGGTAAACAACCGGAAGAATAGGAATTAAAATGGCAGGCAGGAGAAGAGCACCAGCGTTTCAGCTATATGTCGATGACTTCATCGCAGGCACTTATATGATGACTAATGAGGAGGTAGGAGCCTACATAAGGCTACTGTGCCACCAGTGGTCAAAGATGGGCGTACCGCCCGAACCTCAGATGATAGCCCGTATCGTGAATGAGCGGTCAATTAGCCCTGACGACTTCAAAGAACACTTCTCCGAGGTGCTCGCCAAGTTTGATGAGGGGGAGGACGGGTTCCTAAGGAACAGCCGATTGGAGAAATATCGCAAGGAGCAGAACGAAAACTACATGAAAAGGGTCGAAAACTCCAAAAAGGGAGGTGCGGCCAATAAAGCTAGGATTGATGCAATAAAGAGCCAAAAGGCTATCCAAAACGGGAGCCACTCGGATACCCGTTCGGATAGCCTAAAGGGTAGCAAACAAGGGAGCCGAACGGATAGCCAAAACGGAGCCCCTCCTACTCCTACTCCTACTCCATATATAAAACAATCGGATGGCAAGGGTGATTCGGTTGCTTTGGATATATTCAAATACATGAACGAATGCCTGCGTGAGTCGGGCCACGAGACATCTTACAAGAAATCGAAATACCGGATAACCCTAATTGAAGAACGGCTGCAAGAGGTGGACGGTGATGCTGATGGTGTCAAGCAGGCCTATAAGAGAATGGCCTACAAGTGGAAGGGCACTAGGTACGCGGACGCCCTGCAGCCTGATCACTTCTTCCGACCTGAGAAGTTCCTGAGCTACTACGAGCACAGGCACAACTCCACAGGAAGCGTAGAGGAGCGGGAGGCCCTGCAGGCGGAGATCAACTCCATACAGGCCAAGTTCCTCAACAGTGAGAAGACTTTTGAGAGTGAACACCGAGAAGCTGACGGCACCCTCAAACCTGAATCAGCGGAACGCCTAAAGGAACTGAAGAAAAAGGTGGGCAAAAATGGATAAGAAAGCACTAAAAGATGAGGTGGACACAATACTCCTTGCGTTGATGACTGCGCTTGCAAAGGCCCCTACGAAGAAGGGGATAATGGAAGCTCAGGAAAGTGTGCTCAAAGCACATCAGTCAGCACAAAGGATGAAGCGTCTGCTATCAGACTAAGATCTCATGCACCTGCACAGGTTCTTACCGGACGAACCTCCTTCTTCAGAGTCCTCCTGTGCGGGTGCATGAACCCCCATTAAACAAAAATGAAAACACACACGATAAAAGTAAAGCGGGTCTCTGCGTGGCCCAAGAGAGAGATGTACGGCAAAGACGGGCTGCTGAACCCAAACCGGGCAATAGCAGACGTTGCAGCTGTATTTGGCATTACGGCAAAAGACATACAGGGACGTTCTAGGATCGAGCGGTACACTTACCCTCGCCACATCTACGTTTACCTGCTGAGACGCTCAGGCTATGCGCTTGAGGAGATTGGCCGTCTTATGAGCCGTGACCACGGCACAGCCCTAAACTCAGAGAGAAGGGCTAGGGACCTGCTCGGATACCACAAAGAAACCATAGAGAAGGCCCTAGAGCTTCAAAAACTTGGCTATAAGTTCTGATGGGTAAGTGGTCAATAGATGATATAGCTATACCTATCATCGGGTTCAGCCCGCTGGTGCTTGTGGTTTTATCAATCATAGGAGCCCTCAAGGGCTGCTGACCATGTATATCGTAATCAGGAGCGAAAAGTCAGGATTAACCCCCTCCTCGTCCCCTGCTGTCTTCAACACGGACGAAGAAGCCCGTGTTGAGGCAGTCAGGCGGACACTGGAGAACGGAGGGAAGCATGTGGTGTTCAAGTCACTGACCGCCTTCCACCCCGCGCCAATAGAAAGAGACCCAGATGAGGACCTCAAACAAAACTCTAGCTGCTGAAGTAGCCAAGAACACAGGCTACCCAGTGGAAGTGGTTAAGGATGTACTGCAAGGAGTGGCCATAATAGTGCCTAGAATGCTCTCTGAGGGCCTTAAGCCTAACCTGTGGGGTCTGGGAACCTTCTCCTTAACCGAGCGCACAGGGCGCATTCTAGCCAACGGCCCTCTCAAAGGGGTGGTCCAGCTAGGGTCCTACTGTGTGAAGTTCAAAACCTCCAGAGCCCTCAACAAGGCATACAGACTTTTCAGGGACGAGCGCGGCCCCAATAAAGAACCTAATTAAATGGCTAATTAAGGGGTATATAAATGATCGGCAAACTCATTTGCCCGCCATAAAACAGCAAAAGTGATCGGCAAGTTTTCTTCTTTCGTGTAGGAGAAATATGCTGAAACAAGAAATACCATTCCCCCGTAGCTCAGTTGGATAGAGCAGC